CGTAGGTTCTCACCCGGGGATGCCGCATTAGACCATCGTGACGCACTACAGTATATCCTAGCGACGGTAGATGCTGATCCTACTAAGAAATATGTGGTTGTCGGGCATCACGCACCGTCTCACATGAGCATACACGAGCAGTACAAGCACGATACTATCATGAACGGGGGATTCTACAGCGACCTGTCTGAGTTCATACTAGATCGTCCTCAGATCGCTCTCTGGACCATGGGCCACATGCACCACCCGCATAGCTACTACATGGGTGATACCCTTGTGGTGTGCAATCCTCGCGGGTATCATAATCATGATCCGGACGCAGCAAACTTTAAACTTAGGTTTATTGACCTAAACAATCTACCTCCTAAATTTGACGGAGTTAACTGGACAAGGGATTAAAGTCTGCCTCGGGCCCATTCAGGTCCGGGGCATTCTCTTGCCATGGTAGATTTGATTCCATTGTTCCACCACTTAGTACCAGTTGTGTGTAAGTTAGGCTTATTCTTTTTAGGAGATAGTAATCTTCCTAAGACATATCCGATAGGAAAGTCGGTGCCATGAACCATCATTTCGTGCTTTCCGTTGTTGATCCAAACCTTCCCCCGTTGTCTGTCAGTTCCTATTTTTGCACCGAGGTTGTTAAACTGTAATCTACCCGGGATATAACTTTCATCCGGAGGAAGTTGTTCAAAGACTTGATTGATGCCGTTATTCCACCATCTGCGTAGTTTATTTTCTTCAATTAAACGTGGAATCCATTTCTTGAAGTTTTCTGTCTTGCTCGTGTCTCCGCCATCACCGGTTTCTGGCCTTAGGTTAGCCTATTCATCACTCTCTACGATATTCCAAAGTTCGCTATAGTAGGAGCCCCAATGTTTCATTTCTTCTTTAGTAGAACATTCTTTGATGATTTCTGTAGTCAGGTCAGTGCCGTGCTTTTCAAGATGCTTTAACCAGCGGGTTCCGGAACCGCAATAGGTATGAGGATTTCCTTCCGTCTTACCAAGATATTGTAAGCCGGTTTTGTTGTGGGTCTTTTTGTACAAATAAATAGTCATAGCTGATACTCCTTAACAGTATTAGAGTAGTTGGGGAGGTGAGAAACCCGCGAACTACATCTTTATTTATACCTTTTTCATTGACACTGCTCTTAAGATTTGATATATATATTAGATGTAAGATTCACTCTTTCAAATGGTAAGGTCAAGAAGTTAGAACTAAAATGAAAGTAAATATTGGTCGATATCTCAGCACAAAAGAACGAAAAATAAACATCGAAATCGAGAATTTTGATACGTGGTCTTTAGACCATACCCTGTCTTTGATCATCTGGCCTGCGCTGATTCAACTAAAACATACTAAGAACGGTATTCCTTCAGATTTCGTGAACGACAGCGCAGAAGATTATTGCGCACAAACTTCCTTCGACTTCATGAAAGAAGACAAAAACGAAGTGTTCCAGAAAGGATGCGATGCATGGGAAACGGTATTAGACAAGATGATTTGGTCTTTTCAAGAGATCGCGCTAGGTGATTATGATAGTCAATACCATCATGGTAATATAAGGGCGAGTTGGAAGAAAACAGGAAGACATTATGAAATGGTCGACGAGAACCCAGACGAACATTGGTATGATCAAGCAGGACATCGACTGCATGAGAAACGGATACAAGAAGGTCTGGACTTGTTTGCAAAATATTTCAGAAATCTCTGGGACTAAAGTATGGGAACACACGATGATCATCGTAGAAAAGGTTAACATTCATGAATCCTAGATTTATAAATCTGTATATGGATCTAGCAGAACGAATCAGCCAGATGTCACATGCGAAACGATTACAGGTAGGAAGTGTGATTGTCAAAGAAAATACCATATTGTCTTATGGATGGAATGGCATGCCGACCGGGTGGGACAACAACTGCGAATATAGAGACTATAAATTAGATAGCTATCTAGGGGAGATAGATCCAATATCCTTACGCCCGTGGACTGAGGTATTTCCATTAAGCGAAGATGATGGTAGGATGTATGAGTTAAAGACTCGGCCAGAGGTACTTCATTCAGAAATGAATGCTTTGATGAAAGTAGCGCAATCTACTGAATCTTCATCAGGAGCGATACTATTCTGCACCCATGCTCCCTGTATCAACTGTGCAAAAGCTATCTACCAAGCAGGTATCTCTACTGTTTATTACAAAGAAATGTACAGAGACGATAGCGGAGTTAGGTTCCTTACTCAAGGGGGAATTGATGTCCATCGATATCCCAACCGCACATAAAACAGAACTAAAATTTCCGTTTGGAGAACTTGATTCTATGATCGAATGGTGTGAGAAGAACTGCCATTCTGAATGGAAGTTTAGTGATAGTGATAACGGTTACACGTTCTATTTTGATTCCGAGAAAGATTATTTTGCATTTATGATTTGGAAAGCGTAATGAAGTATTATGTATTCACGAGAGAATCCGATAAGTTTGATGATATAGTCAAAGATATAGCAATAAAGCCGGTTATCAGGCACAAGATTAGATTCACGAACTATTTGATTCTTGGATTTTCTGATGATGATGAAAAGGTCATATCATACATGACTATCAAGTACGGTGATGACATGACCTCGTTTAACAATATTGTCCCTGACAGGAAACCTGTTATTGGCAAGGATTACCTTCCGATAAAGAAACCTAAATCTTCACAAGAGTTGACTTGAATATTTCCCAGCAACGTTCCCATGTCCAATGTTTGCTATTGTTAAATACTGCATCTCTATCTAGTAGTAGACACCGATCAATTGCGACAGCTAGATCCTCATCCATGACACCTGTCACTCCTTGTTCGATTATATCTTTAGGACCGGTAACCGGATAAGCTGCTACTGGCGTTCCGCATGCCATTGCTTCAATAATCACGATACCAAAAGTGTCAGAGAGGCTAGGAAACACAAAAACTTTAGCATTCTTGTACCAAGCGGCTAGGTCCTTTCCCACTCTCTTACCTACAAACTTCACTCCAGGATACTTCTGTCTTAACTCATTGAGATAAGGACCGTCTCCAACTAAAACCTTATGCGGATAATCTAGTTGACAGAAGGCATCTAAGTTCTTCTCTTTTGATATCCTAGATACACATAGAATATAATCCCCGGTTTTGGTCTCAGGACTGAATATGTTTCTATCTACTCCTCTGGTCCATGCAAGTATGTTGTCATCGAACCCGATCTCCTTCAATTCATCGACCATAGTTTGCGTAGTAGTGAGTACCCTTCCGCGGTGGCTGTGAAAACAGCGTAGATATGCATTAGTGATGAATTTTGGTATATGATATATTTTGTTTAGCACTTCTGGAAATTTAGTGTGGTAACTTGTGTTATATTTCCATCCGTTGAAGTCCAACCAAATTCTTGCTGCTACTCCGATAGGACCTTCCGTGACAATGTGTACATAGTCAGGGTTTACAGCTTTGATCTTAGTCCCGATCCCTGTCGGAAGCGATAACTTAATGTCTGGATATTCCGGAGTAGACACATACATGAAATCGCCGGGATCGATATAAACAACGCGGTAACCATCCAAAGTCGCAAGCCGCTCGATATTGTTAAAAGTCGTAACAACACCGTTGGTCTGCTCCCTTAGATTATCTGTTATTATTAGTATGGTATTCATCGTCGTGAGGACTTTCTTATTCGCAATCTTTTCTCTCTTCACTCTTTTTATCGTGCCATGTGACAATTTCCCATCGCCCGTCATGGTGCTCCACCAGAGCGGTACATGATTCTACCCAATCACCATCATTCATATATACGATATCGTTGATAGTCTTGATTTGAGCATAGTGAATGTGTCCGCATATCACTCCATCATAGCCCTTTCGTTTAGCATATCCTGTTATGTTGAGTTCAAATTTGTTCATGAAGTCGATAGCTTTTTTGACTTTATGTTTTAGGAACTTCGATAAAGACCAATATCCAAAACCCATTCTATGTCTTATCCAATTGAATCTGCTATTAAGATCCAGAATAAAGTCATATGTCCGACCGCCTAAAAAGCTTATCCAAGGCGTGAGCCGTGCGATCCCATCAAACAGATCACCGTGAATTACCATGTAGCGTTTACCGTCGGCTCCTTCGTGAGTGGTGATGTTGCAGATTTCGACTTTACCGAAGCTAGCTGCATACGGTATCATTGGCCTGAGGAATTCATCGTGATTACCTGCAACATACACTACTCTGGTGTCACGCATGCTGTGAAGGAGGATGCGACGAACAACATTGGTGTGCGACTGTTGCCACTTCATACGATTCTGCTGGATCTTCCATGCATCAATGATATCACCTACGAGATATAAAGTCTCACATGTATTATGCTTTAGGAAATTATTGAGCAGGTCGGCTTTGCAAGCTTTGGTACCCAAA